TTTGGTTATTAAACATTTTTGTTAATGCCAATTTGATAATATCAACTCTGTCGTTGATTTCATCTTCACTTGGTTCAATACCCGTGATTTTTTTAGAACCACCAATCCAACCGATAATACCTTCGTGATAAACTTTTAAGAAGTCAAACCATTCGTCTACCTTTGCGTCAACATTAATGGTTTTAACTTCTACAATTTTAAATCCATTTTTAATTAACTCATCTGTGTAAAAATCGATGGGTCTAATGGGTAAAAAATATTTATCTCTTAATGTGTTATGTTTATTAATATAGTCAAAATCATTGATTAAATCAACATATTTGGAATATTTTGGATTCTCCCTCACAATGTCATATGATAAGTGGGATATCTCATTTACCGTTTGGTCAATCAATTTGGTTTCTTCACCCATTAGTGGGTTATAGATGTTACCTGAATTAATTAATAACTTACCGCCCCTAACTAAAATTTTATTCCAAGATTTAATTGTCTCATCTATTGTTGGATAAAGGTGAATTGCATTTGTACAAACAATACCATCTAATAATTGTTCATATTCTTTACCTAAGACCTCCGATATTGTTTGTAGTCTACCTTCATCTTTAAGGTAATTGATAACTCTAAAATGAAATTTATAATTTCTACCAAATTTATCATGTGATAGTTTTAGATATTTTGGTGAGGAGTCCATCATTAAAATTCTTGGACAATCAATCATTGATTTCAATAATCTCTCACAAAAAATTCCAGTACCACAAGAGTAGTCCATAATGAAATCATCTTCATTGAAATATTTTTTAGATAAATCAACCATGTAATTTAAGTTATCATACCAAGTATGGTTTTTAACTTTATCATAACCTAACGCAAACTCCGTTACATCAGATTTCAAAAATGAATCGTAAACCACTCTTTCCATTACCAACCCTTTTTAATACAATCCACAATATACTTTCTATCTTCTTCTGTTAACCACCAACCAATTGGGATTGATATAACACTACCGATAGTTCTATCTAAGTTAGGCAACATTGCACGATAATCTTTAACACAAGTATGAATATCATTTCTCTCGTGAACTTGAGAAACTGCAATTCCACACTCTTTCATATATTTCATGAAGTCACCCTTTCTTTCAACTAACAATGAGTAAATCCAAAACGCACTTTCCATATCAGGATTTCTTTCTAATAAAGTTAAACCTGGTACATACTTTAAATTATCGTCATAGTATTTTGCGTTTGACTTATGTTTGCCAACAATCTCATCAACGTGTTTAAAGTTCTCCATTCCAATTGCTGCATTGACATCATTCATATGGAATTTGAAACCCCACTCTTCGATATCTGCTTCACATCTAAAGTCTTTTCTTGGTGAGTCTCTATCAATACCATACCATCTTAATAAACGAGCTCTTCTATTTAATTCCTCGTGTGGTAAGAATAACAATCCACCATCAACTGATGTGATATGTTTAATTGCTTGTAAAGAGAATGTACAGATGTTACCATGTGTACCAATCAATTTACCCTTATACTTACTACCCATAGCATGTGCACAATCTTCAATGACAGCTGGTTTGAATCCGTACATACGTAAAGACTTTTCTTGGATTTGTCTAAGTCTATCCAAATCAACAGGATAACCACCCCAATGGACAACCATAATTGCTCTTGTTTTAGGACCAATTTTTCTTTCTAAATCATCCATGTCCATATTCAAAGTCTTAGGGTCAATATCCACCCATTTGATTTTGAAATTGTTAGCAAGTATTGGCCAGTTAGTTGCGGTACAGGTTAATGCGGTTGTTAAAACCTCATCACCATCTTTCATACCGTCCCATACGTTTTCTCTAACACCATAACCATCTGCCTTTGTAAATCTGAATGGTTTCTTAATTAGATGTAACGCTAAATGTTCTGCAGATGTTGCTGCGTTTAATGTCGAAATGTAAGGGTGTTGAAAATATTGACTAAGTGTATTTTCAAACTCATCCACGACAGGTCCCTGACCAATAAATCCGCTGTTTAATACTTTGGCGACTTTATCTGCGGCGGTGTCTGCCATAAAAACCTTAAATAATGGTATCTCTTTTTTCATTGTGTTTTTTTTATAATATAGTTAATTTTTTTGATATTTTATAATGTTTTATAATAATTTTCTTTAAATTCAATTATGTTAACGTAGTTTGTTTTTTGTAAAATTAATTGGTATCCTTTGTGTAATATTTTAAAGTGATTTACATATGCATCCATAAACGCATCTGCTGCGGTCCTAACTTGCATATGTCTAGGTTGTTCCCAACCCCCACCGTAATCATCAAATACAAGATACCCACCGTCTTTTAAACAATAGAAAGCGTTAACCGCATCTTCTAAAACATACTTAGACATGTGGTTACCATCTATGTATATTAAGTCTAAGAATTCTTTATTTAAACCATCGTGTTCCAAAACTTTAAATGCATCTGCTGATTCACCAAGTAAGTAACTTACCTTACCAGTATATGGTTCAATATTATTTTCTATAAACTCATTGGTGTTGATGTCCATGATGTAATGATGAGAACCTTCTAACTTACAATATTCTTCTAATATATAAACAGAGGAACCGCCATATAATGCACCAATCTCTAAAGTGATATTTGGTTTGTTTTTTAACTGACCTAAAAATTCTTCCCATAAATCTATATGGTCAGTAAAGAATATCCTTTCGTTTGGATACTTGAAGTGTTCTGGATATTGATATTTCATATTGAATTATAAAATTGATTTTGTTTTTCTTGTCGATTTATTGTCTTATGGTGTTGTATACAATAATCATCATCGTCGGTTGGTAACGATGAAAATTTCTGACCACCGAGAATCCTCTCATGTACTTTACCATACCAACTCATTCCTTTCTTATAGATTCTTCCTTGTGCGTCAGGATAGTTAACCCATCCATTTTCGTTAATTTTCCATCCCCACTTTTTAATATGTTCATCAGTTAAACCTTGAACTGTATTAATTCTTGGAACAAATATTAAGTCCACATCTGGATTCATTTCTAATATGTCTGATAAATTCTTAACCATATACTCACTAATCATTTCGTCAGCATCGATTTGATAAATGTAATCACCTTCACAATAACCATTAAGAATATTTTTCCAATCTGCAAAGTTATTGTTCCAATCAAAACACCTCCATGTTTGTACATTTGGTAATTTATTATATGGTAATAAGAATTCTAAAACTTCTTTATCACCATTCTTTTCATCATAGAGAACCACTATCTCATCCTGAACTCTTTTGTGTTTCAGTAAGAAAGGTACTAATCTCTTTATCTCCTCCAATTCCTTGCAAACTGTTATTGCAAAACTTATCTTCATATTTCTTTTTATTTTCATTTATTGTTAATTCCTCACATTTCCAACACCACTCTCTATCATCCGTGTCCCAACTATGTCTTTCACATTTCATGCTCTATTTTCCCCCATTCTTAACCAATGGTTTAAATAATCAAAACCATGATTACCACCGCCGTTTATACTTCTTGTTATTACATTAATAATTTCTTCATCAATACCTCTGGCAATTTCTTCCGACATCATTCTAGTTAATTCCGCCTCAGCATCTATACCATAATGCTCATGTTCTTGTGCTGACCACGTTGCGGTTAACGTACTTCTAATTACCCCGTGAAAAAATTTAAAATTCTTAACCATTTTGTATCTCCCTTGCAAATAATTTAAACTCTTTATCATTGTCGGTGAACAACATACTGGTATCTGAAGTTGGACTTAATCGAATTGAACATTCATTTGGTCCTGTTGCAAATACAATAGGTTCATTGTTTCCGAACTGAAAACAAAACTCAACATTCTCTGGTGTAAATGTATGTGGTTGAAAAAGAAGTGTTGGTGTTTCATCACCTTTGAAAAATTTGAAGTTCATTACTATTTTTTTGGTCTAGCAAATAATTTAAATGTTTTACCTGATGTCGGGTCGGTAAACTTAATATAACCCTCGTTAGTATTTTGTATCCTAATAATAACCTCAGGTGATTCTACGGTTTCATCTGCAGTTGTGAATAATTGAGGTTCGTCATTATCAAATTGAATCATCCATTCACAGGGCATATACGTTTCAATTTTTGGTTTATCGTCAACCGTTAATTTATCAATAACCGATTGTAATAATTCCTCCTTTATTTTTTTTCTACCTCTTGCCATATTATTTAATTTTTGTTAATTTAGGTAAAATTAGTTTTTGTTCTTTTGGTTGTATTGAGAATGGATTGATGATGTCTTTAAACTTCTCTTTCATTTTTTCCATTGAGAATTTTTCTTTATTCTCATCACCCAACATCATAGACTTTTCTAAAAACTTATCATAGTCTTTGTAAACCAATTTAAAAACTTCGGATACTTCGTTGTAGTTTGCGGTAAACCATTTAGAATCCTTTAATATAAAAGTATCAACTGCACTTTCATGAACCTCAGTTAATTTACCACCAATCATAATTGCTTTATCCATAGGTAAGAAATCCTTATGTCCTGACCAATTAGATGCGATTACGGGTTTACCTGTCATTGTAAATTCTAATAAAGGTCTACCAAACCCTTCACCTTTTGTAATCGTCACCATTGATTTAACTTTAGGATGATTATATAAATTATTCATTTCATCATTAGTTAAATCACCAAACAACAAATAGATTGATGGTGGATTTTTATAATCACTCACTAACCCTTCTATCTTCTTTCTAAAACTTTCTCTTTCTTTAATTGAAAACGATGCGGATGATGTTTTAAGTATAAGTGCGGGTCTATCTTCAACATCCTTAAATGCTTCAGCGAAACATCTAATCAACATACCAACATCTTTTCTATCTTGACCTGTGTCACCCTTTAACCAATGACCAACAAACAAGTAAGCAAAATCTTCTTTGATGTCAATGTCAATGTTGTTATAAACGTTGTTGTATATTTTGGTATCAACACCTTCGAATAGTACTTCTATCTGTCTTTCGATTTTGTGTTGTTTGATTAACTTACCCGTGTTTTGTTCATTCTCATTATAAACTGTTTGTAACAAAACATCTTTTGAAAACGTGGACGTTGTAATGATTAAATCCATTCTATTACAACCATCAATCCAATCCTTAGGTGCAATAGTTGTTTCAATACCAGCAGTAATTCCGATATTAAATTTACCAACTCTTTGGAATTCATTTGGAACGGTTACTTGAACGTAAATGTCTGGTGTCTTTTCTAACTGACTAACAATATTAGACTCAATCCATTTATGAAATAAATTATCTTCCAATGCTGTCATCGGGGTTGAACCCCACATACAACTATCAATCTTAATTTCAAACAAATCCATTTCATAAAGTGCTTGTAACAAATCTCTTGAGTGTGCACCGTATCCACTTCTTGTTTTAACTGGTCCCCTAAATAATAAAAATGGTTTGTTCATATTATATAATCTTGTATAAATTAAATTTACTTCTCGGCTTAAAATTCTCTAAGGTTTGTTCGATACCCTCAATCATTTTATCACACATTATTTTATTTGATAGATTGTTAATCATAAACTTTCTACCCTTTAATCCTTTTTCTTTTCTTTTCTTCTTACCAATTTTATACATTTCCATGATGGCATTTGCAACATCATTGTCATTAACTCTATCATCGAAGATATATGGTGTTGGTACCGAACCATTTAGATTAATTGCCGATGACCAAACAGGTTCAACCCAATCACCATGATTTATGTTGCCATGTACTTCTTTATTGTGAAGTGTACCTACATTAATGTAATCATCTTCAGTATAATCAAATCCACATTGGTCTTGTAATCCGCCAGTAACATTAACAATGATTGGTACACCCGCCATTAAACTCTCTGCGGTTGTTAAACCAAATCCCTCATTGTTTGCAATGTTAATTGTACAATCAACACCATTGTAAATCTCATTTAACTTATCTTGTTCCAATTTTAAATTGGTGAACTTAACATCGTAATCTTTACAAACGGCATCAATTACCGCAGGTAAATCAGTACCATTTTCATCAACAGGATTTGTGTGCATTAGTAATAAACATTTATCTGCCTTTTCTTTTGATAACATATCACAGAACAATCTAAATGAATAAATTACATCACTTGGTTGCTTTCTTCTAATGTTTCTACTGTTAAAGAATAAAACAAAATCATATTTCTTATCACCATGAATTAAATTATTAATATCATCTGATATTCTATCCAATGGTTTAAATAAATCAGGATTAATACCATGAGGAACATAACTAATTTGCCAATTCTTCAATGGATTAAATGTTACTTTATCAGTTCTCTTACCAACACGATGTACAATACCATACGTTTGTTTAGATATACAACCCAACCAATCGCAAGATTCAAAAACATCTCTATTATATTGTGGGTCTGGTAAATCATCCCATATATGATAAAATAATATTGGAGTTTGTTGCCTTATTTCGTGTTCCACATCGTACAACCACTGCCAATAATGTGGGTCAGTAAAGTGTAAAATGGCGTCAGGTTTTTCTTCATCTATTAATTTACGAAGAATACCAACGTCACCATAACCATTATATGGAATAATTTTCAAATTAGCATCTTTAACACCAGTCCTTGTTCTAATATCGTCGTTAACATCAACAACTTTACCAAACTCTGGATGTTTAATTGCCGCACCTAATTGTACCCAATCATATTTGTGAATGGTACCCATCACAATTTCTTTCGACATTGTGGCAATACCACTTGTCATTCTTAAATCATCAGATAGTAATAATATTTTTTTCTTCATATTAAAATTTGGATCCTGTTGTTGCTAAACCATTATGGTTGTTTATTGAGTTTCTAAAGTTTTCATCTTTAGAATATAAATCTAAAGAACGATTTACTAATTTTTGTAGGTTCATTGAACCCTCAATTGATTTAATTTTAAACTTCCTGTAAACATCATCTAAAATGTTAACACTTGTTAATTTTGTTTCTACTTTCATATTGTTTTATATATATTCTTATATACTGAAATGATTAAAAAATATCGTCAATTAAGACGATACTTCATTTAATCGTTAGTATAAACGATATTATTGATTATTTAAACGGTCAATAATTACATCAACCCCCGTTTGATTTGTTGTCGGTGCGGGTGCCGGTTGTGTAACGACAGGTGTTCCTGTTTCACTTAAAGTTATGTTCGTTGGTTGAACAGGTTGTGGGTTAGAGTTGTTTTTTTTACATCCGCAGGCCATAGTGATTGTTTTTTTATAAATATTTTGGTTTATTGTTTTTTATTTCCTATATTTTACTAAAGTATACAAAAAAAATATTAAAAAACAAATGGAAAAAGACTTTAAACCCGTAAAAAGTGTTTACAACAGTAACTACGACGCAATTAAAAACATTATGTTTCTCTATAATATCGAAAGATTCGATTTAGATTGTACATATTCAAAAGGTAATTTTTGGAAAGATTTACCATCACCGATTAATAAATCCGACATTTATCCTGTTAATGATACGGTTGTGGAATGTAGTTCAGAGAATTTGTCGTTTGCAGACGGAACGATGAAAAGTATTATGTTTGACCCACCTTTTGTTATTGCTGGTAAGTCTTATCGTGATAATAAAGAGGGTAGTTCGATTATAGCAAAGAGATTTGAGGGTTATGAGTCATATAACCACCTAAAAAACCACTATTTTAACACATTGAAGGAATTGTACCGAGTTTGTGAGAAAGGTGGTTACGTAGTCTTTAAATGTCAAGACACGGTATCTGGAGGTAAGAATCATTTTTCTCACGTTATGGTTATGAATATGGCACAGGAATTAGGATTCTATCCGAGAGACTTATTCATCCTCACATCAAACGTCCGTATTAATAGCTTTGGTACCAAGTGGACTAAACAAGAACACGCTCGAAAATATCACAGTTATTTTTGGGTGTTTGAAAAGGTTAAACCAAGAGTGAAATACGATAGTCCTATCGAACAGGATTCTGAGGAGAACCAAGATACATTGCAACACGATCACCCACTTTCCAACCATCAGTAGTTCCTGCAGGAAATTCTATTACGTGGTCACCAATACCGGTGTAACGAGGTAGAGTCATCCTATGTGAATCTTCAACAGGACAATTGGAATGAATACGATTGATACGGTTGTTAAGTACAAAGACAATATCAAGTGGGATTAGACAATTCTTCATCCAAAATGAATGATGACCTTTTCCCATTTTAAAAACCATACAACCGTCTAACGACTTTCTACCCATCATACCACGACTTATGTCCTCTGGTTGGGATAGATATTCGGCATTGAAAGTTTTGTTGTTAATGTGAACTGACATACCTATAATTATTTGGAATTACCAAAAGAATTTTATATATTTGACACATGGAAAGAATATTCGGAGGTTTAATTGAATTTGACAACATAGATGAGTTCGACCAATTCGTATACGATATTGATAAAGAATCTGCATTGACAATAATAGGAAAGGCATTAGATTTCTGTAATCAAAATAGAATGTTTAACTTAATGGAAGCCAATACGTTATATAAATGTTTAAATAAATTAAAAGAAAATGAAAATAAAGATTAAAGAAATCATCTATATAATGATGATATTAACGGGTATACTAGTTCAGAAGTATGGACTTAAAGGTGCGGACCCCGAGTTAGTGAAGTATTTTGGATGGGGAATAATTAGTTTAGGGTCCCTCAACATCGTACTGGATTATTTTAGAAAGCCCAAAAAATAATGAAAAATTACTTACTAATTTTATTCTTTCAAATTATGTTCAATATCTTCAAAGTGTTGGAGATAAAATATACATATGAAAATAAACTTAAATCGTTGTTATTCAATAGTGTTTTCATAAATTTAATGGCTTTAGGTTCGGCGTATTATTCATTAGATGGTATGTTTAAAGGTGATTTTTACGGAATCATTTTTTACATTTTAGGTAGTGTCATTGGTAAATGGATTGCAATGACTCAGTATGAAAATTATCGTTCTAAAATTTATTCATTGTTTAATAAAAAGGAAGATGAAAAAGAAATATTATAAAGATTTTTTTATCTATAAGAAGAAACATCATTGGTTTTTAATTCCAACAATTGTTTTCTTTTATAATAAAACAGAGTTTCTTGAGACAGGTGTAACATCACCATCTTGGGGATTGACGGTTAGATGGTTAACATATATGATAGGGATTCAAATACAAGAAACATATGAACATGGAAAATAAAGATACAAGTGTATTAACATTTGGGGCAATCGTTTCCCTACTTGGGGTATTTGTTTCATTAATGTATTTTAATGATAAACCAACGCCCGTTGTGACAACAAACATATGTAAGGAAGATTCGTTACAAAACGTAATTAACGAATTACAAATGGATTTGAAAATGCAATCAGATGGATTTGATTCTAAAGAAAGAAGATATGAAGATATTTTATTTGAATATGAATATGGTCTTGATTATTTAAAAAATTATCAACCACACGCATATAGAGAGTTTCACCGAATTCTATCTCATAAAGAAAATTTCACCAGACAAGACGAACAAGAAAATATAAAAAGGTTGGAGACACCAAAATGGTAAACATGAATAGATTAGATAAAAGATATCAAGATTTATTACAAGATATTTTAGATAATGGAGTCGTAAAAACGGACAGAACAGGTACTGGAACCATTTCAGTATTTGGTAGACAAATACGTCATAGAATGGCACAGGGATTCCCACTACTTACAACAAAAAAGATGGCGTGGAATGTTATGGTTGCCGAACTATTATGGTTCTTAAGAGGTGAGACCAATATCAAATTCTTATTGGATTATGATTGTCATATTTGGGATGGTGATGCTTATAAAAACTTTGTAAATAAAGTAGATTCTATTTGGCAAAAAAGTGCAGTGGGTGATTTAGATGATATGATTTATGATGGTCTCCTAATTGATGGCACAGATGAGAATGGTAAATGGTTTGCTAGAATACCAACAAAAGAAGAATTTATTGGAAGGATAAAATCGGATGTAGAGTTTGCAAAAATATGGGGTGAGTTAGGACCAATCTATGGTAAACAATGGAGAGATTGGGAAATATATAACAATGATGATGGTTCACCTTATCGAGATGTAGACCAAATCACAAACCTAATCAATGAACTTAAAACGAATCCTGATAGTAGAAGATTAATGGTTAGTGCTTGGAATGTAAGTGAGTTAGACCATATGGTACTTCCTCCTTGTCATTACGGATTTCAAGTTTACACAAGGAAGTTAACAGGTGAAGAGATGTGGGTTTTATTAAAGAAAAAAGTAGGAGAAGAAAAGTTCCAATCAATGGTTGATGACATCGTTCCTTTTGGTGGCGGATTAAGTGAAGAATTAGAATCTTATAAGATACCTAAACGAGCAATATCATTAATGTGGAATCAAAGATCTGTTGACACATTCTTAGGTTTACCCTTCAATATTGCCTCTTATGGGTTATTATTGGAAATATTAGGAATGGAAGTTAATATGGTACCAGAAGATTTAATTGGTAACTTAGGAGATGTTCATTTGTATTCTAATCATTTAGAACATGCCAAAGAACAAATTAATAGAGAACCATTTAAAAACTTACCCGTATTAAAGTTCAGTCCAATACCCCTGACACATTTCGAACACCACATGGAAACTTTCGATAAATTTATAAGAAATAGTTATCCACACCAATTCATTATTGAAGGGTACGAATGTCATCCAACCATAAAAGCTCCGTTAAGTAATTAACGACCTTGTCCTTGGTATTTTTTGGGTTTTTGGGCCTTAGGACCGTAACTTTTCTTATAAACACCTTTTTTTCTTTTTCCGAAAGTCTTCTTTATTGAAGACGACGTACCTTTTGCTTTCGCCATAATATATATTTTATATTAATAAGTATTTTCTAAATATTTTTTGTATATTTGTCCTATAAACTATTAGACAATGGAGGAAATTATAAATCAAAAATTCACCTATGCGACCATTACGGTTTTCAAGGATTATTGTAAAATAATTGATAAGAAAGAATCATTAAGTTCAATGGGGGTTGATTTAGACTCACTTGATGATGGGGATGATGAAATATTTGAAAGTGCTAAGAGTCTTATAAAATTTACAATTGGCGATATGAGAAGACCGACCTTTGGTCGAACAACGGAATTTCCCGAAAAGGTAGGAAAAAGAAAAACAAAATTTTTCTATGGTGAACCTGGCATAAATGAACGTTCCATAATAAATTACGCAATTAGAAATTTTGAGACCAGGGACGATAGACACATTAAGAAATATTACGGTAGCCCGTTTAGTGAAATGACCGTTACCACAATTGAACGTTCTATTAGGAGACACGGAGATAAAATAACAATTAAACTATATCGACACCATAGACATAGGGCATTTAACAACATTTACTTTAAGAAATCAACTGGTGTTGAGTCAGTAACGTTTAATGTTAATAATGGTAATTTTACCACACTTAGTATGAATAAAAGTGGTAGGAAAACAACTAAGACATTTAGAACCAACAACTTCAACTTTTTGGAGATGCAATTCAAAGATGGTGGAATTTTAAACATGAGAAAATGTTTGGATGATAACTCTGTTCTGTTGAAAGAGTATAATGAAACATTCAATAATACCGATTTTATTTTTGAAATCAATAAGGTATTTAACCTTAATCAAAATTTTAGTTTTAATGGTATATGGTTCTGTCAATTAATGTTAGAACGATTTGTTGAATTGAAAAAGATTAAAGTATCTAACGATTACGGTATATGGATTAAAAAGTATTATCCCACTGAAAAGTTTTTAAAGAAAAACGACAGAAAATTAATCGCTTCGATTTTGGATATGTTTCAAATAAAATCTAAAATTACAATTAAAATAATGCACGAAAATACTAAAATAGATATACATGCATTATCTCGTTTATGTTATTTTTTTGGTGATAATTTTTCAAAATATATTGGTAGTATTGATTTGGTACATTTTATGAATTCAACATACGAAGACACCGTTGATATTGGTTACCCTAAATTTAAATTTGCAGAAGAATTAAAAAAAGAAAAGTTCCTAATAACAAATATCGAAAAGGAAAATATCGTTAAAATCATTAATAATTTAAACAACGAAATACGAGGATATCAAAGATTAACCAATAAGAAAGAGACATTGATTAACCATAGATTTATTGGTGATTTAAATGATCATTTTAAGATGATTGATAAATTACGTAAATTCATACCTGATTTATATTTAAAATCTAAAAACATAGATGATTTTGATAAAGAACATTTGGAATTATCTAAAATGATGAAATTCATTAAAAAGGGATATGTTATTGAATATCAATTTGTTGATAAGATGGTTAACGATGTAGAATCACCAATTAAAGTTAAGATTAATTTAAGTGATGATGAGTCAAATCCCGAATGGGTCAATCCCGAATTCTATCCTTATATCTTAAAACGAGAAGAGGATTATGATGAGGAAGGTAATTTCATGCACCATTGTGTGGCATCATATTCGGATAAAGAAAAATCGATTGTTGTTTCGGTAAGAACTGAAGATAAAAAAGATAGGGTTACTTGTGAATTTGATTGTCAAACAGGTACTCTAATTCAAGCGAGACACTTTTGTAATAAACAACCTCCTGCCGACATTGAGTTAGCTGTCAATATCCTAAAAGAAAAAACTAAGCACTATGCTAGAATGGGTTTATTACATTCTTTAGATAAAAAAAAGGTACCGGTTAAAATTAATGGAATAGAAATTATACCTGAAATTAAAGAACCAACACGAATATCTGATGTGTTATTTGATATGAGGCGTGAACCTGCATTTTAACTACACAATTCAAATAAATCCATATATATTTTGTATATGGATTTATTATTTATACACAACCAAGAGAAGAAAGACAAGAAAAGTAAATCATTATCAACGTGTGATTTAAAGTTATATAATGACGATGATGATATTGTTTACAAATCTACATTTGATTTTGATTACCAAAGATATGGTAAAAATAAAAAAGTTCTTTTTGAACATGAACTGGTTTTAAATAAAAAAACCGGAGACATCTTTATAACGTATAAAATTGTTAATGATGGTTTAACAGACATGAAAATGTTTAGAACCACCACCAAACAAAAAAAGAATAACTTTAGTTTATTATTAGATTTAACTGAGAATGGTTTTGAGAGGGGAGAAAAGAGAATTGGGTTTTGGGGAGTGAAGTATTCAAGAGCAACTAATAAAATAATAGAATTAATTTATAATTTAATCAAAGATAATTTCAAATCAGAATTTATCATTCAAAAAATTAATAAGGGTGAGTGTGAAATAAACTTTCTTTATGATATGGTTGTTGATTTTCATTTAGAAATGAAGGGTATTAAAGGACACGACAGTGTTTATTATGATATACAACATGATTACCCCAAAAAGAAATGGTTAGAGAAAAACGATTATAAATTTCTACCATCGGTATTAGACCATTATGGAATAAAATCAAAGTATCTTATTAGTGAATTGAATAAACAGAATTCCCATAAGAGTATTAAGTTAGATTCTTTAAACTATATCTGTAAATTATTTGGTGACAATTACATAGATTATTTAAAGAAAATAAAATGGGATAAACATTGTTTTGATTATGCACCAAACAAAAAATTACACATGTTAAAAAATGATACGGAAAAAAACTGTATGGTTAGTGTTATTAATAAGTGGGAGAGTGATTCTTTAAAAACAGATTCATTAGTTTATTTGGTCAATAAGTTATTATCAATTAGAGAGTTACTTGAAGCTAGAGGAGTTGAATTAAAATTTAAAGCTAAGAACGATAATGAATTTGATAATTTATTGGAGATGTGGTCAGGAATTAAATTTCATTTCGCTCGAGGTTATAAAGTTAGATATGATTTACCAAAAGAATTTATGGATGAGATTGAGGAAGATATTATAGTTGGTGGGGAATTATTTAAACCCAAAGTTTTGGTGACAGAAGAGGATTTTAGAATCGAAGGGTTTAATATGAAAAACTGTATGTCTAAACAATTTCCACACGGATCAATATACATTTATGTTGGACTACAATGTAAACGAAAAAGGATAAACCTACAATATCGTAAGGGAGGTTTGGTACAATCATATGGTAAAGCTAACACACCAACATTAGAGTTGTTCAACGATGCGATAACCATATTAACCCAAAGGTTTAAAAAATACACATATCTTGAATGGAAAAAGGAAAAATACGACTTCCTAACTAACTCATTATCAATACTTTAAGAATAATTTAAAAAATATTCTAAAATTTTTTTTGTATTTCATAAAATATACATAACTTTGTTTCATCATTAAACAAAACAGGTATGAAATATTTCTCAGTATGTAGTGGAATCGAAGCGGCTACGGTAGCTTGGTCACCATTGAATTGGAAATGTGAAGGGTTATGTGACTTCGCATCTTTCCCACAAAAAGTATTATCACATCACTATCCAACAACCCCATTATTTTCAGACTTAACAAAATTAAACGAACATGAAAGTTACAGAAACATCAGCTTCGACCTATTGGTCGGAGGAACGCCTTGTCAATCTTTTTCCGATGCAGGACTCAACAAAGGAATGGATGATGTCCGTGGTCAACTCTCCCTTGAGTATGGAAGAATTCTTAAAGAAAAACGACCAAGATGGTTCATTTGGGAAAATGTCGAAGGCGTTTTTAAAAGCAAACACAGAAAAGCGTTATGTGAAATCATCTCCTCTTTCACAGGTACTAACTTCAAAGCAGAAGACCTCGACAAACAAGGTGTTGTCCAAGGAGAAGAATACTCCATCGCTTATAGGGTTTTCGACAGCCAATACTTCGGAGTTCCCCAACGACGCAAAAGAATCTTCATTGTTGGATATCGTGGAAACAATTGGAAAGTCCCATTCTCCGTATTATTTGAAGAAGGATGTTTTGAAAGCGTTAAAGAGAAGAATCGAATCAAGAGGGATGAGTACGCCAGAAATGTTCTTGGAGAAATTAAACTCGCAGGTACAGTAACAAAATCACACGCATCTACATTGGTTGATGGGTTTGGTAAAGTATCTACGTCTAACTATTGGATTGATAACAATAGTATTAGAATCTTCACAGAAAGAGAATTAGAGAGACTCCAAGGGTTTCCCGATGGTTATCTTGATTTTGAAATTGGTGGTAAAAAACCAAGTTATTCAAATGTTAAAGGTGCAATAGGTAACTCTATGACTGTCAATGTAATGTATTGGATTGGTCAACGAATTAATTTTATTGACAATTATATTCAATCTAAAAATATTTTGAAATCCGAGAAAATTTAACTATATTAGAATATGCAAGAAAAAGAATCAAAAACAAACAGTCACTTCTGGATAAGTTTTATTAAATCCGTTATCAGATTTGTGGCTTGTTATTTCTTATTTAATGGTGATCTTAGAAGTTCGGCTTTGTTATTTGCATTAGCTGAAGGTTTGGGTATTGCCGAAGAAATATTTTAACTATGAATTTTTATTTAATACAATCATTCGTAAAAAAACTAAAAGATGAACGAAACAAGAAGACCAACCAACAACTTAGACACGATAGTGTTCGAAGAATTGAACTTTCAACCACATCCGGCGGGAATGGGACAACAGTGCATAGTTCAATTCTCAAACGGATACGGGGCTAGTATAGTTCAAGGACCACACACCTACGGAGGTAAAGATGGTTTATATGAAATTGCCGTCTTTGGTAAAGATGGTGAAATATCCTACTCCACTCCAATTACGGACGATGTACTTGGTTATCTATCGGAAGAAGAGGTAGAAAAAACATTAACTGATATTAAAAATTTAGATTAATGACAACTGAAACTAAATTTAGAGCAGGAATTGCAACTTCTTTATTAGGGTTGGTGATGATGACATTTGCCTATCTTGAAAAAGATAGGAAGTACAATGAAACCTATGATAAATTAACCCATACACGGGATAGTTTATCTACTCAAAAAACATTGTCAGATAGTTTACACGATGAATTATTCATTTCAAAGGTTGAAAATGGTAGACACGAGTTTACCAGAGAATACTTCTTTGGTAAACACCCAAAACTACAATTAGAATACGAAAATTATTTACATCACGAAACGGAATAAAACATGTCAGATGAAGAATTTAGAAAACATATTAGTGGTGACCTAAATTTAGGTGGAACAAAATACTTAAACATAAAGGCCAGTACTATTATTAGTATGAACGAACAATTTACAGTTTATACAGAAGATGGACCAAAGTATTTAAATGTTAATATAAGTGCAGATTTTGATGAAATACCAAAAAAATATCATGAGGTATTTTTAAATGTATTGACCTCAAAATACTCAAACTCAGTTTCATTTGGAAATAATCCATTTTCAGAATGTAAACCAGTTCAAAAAAAGAAGTGGTGGCAGTTTTGGAAAACAGAATATTTCACAATTTAAAAATATACACATGAAGTACGCAGCATTATTGATGTTTGTTACGGGTTTATGGATTGCTTATGAGATTTGGAGAGCACCATTACTTGAAGAAACTGAAAATGGTAATTATAAAACTAAGAGACCAACTAAAAAACTAAGTGACTTATGGCGAAAGCGAAACTAGTGTACGATTTAAACGAACCGGATGATGTATACGCACATAAAAGAGCCGTTAAATCTTTAGATATGGCATTAGCACTATGGTCTATAACACACAACACTAAGAAAGGGTTGGAATGGTCTATGGAAGGTAAGGAAATTGACAAATACGATGCTCTTGAGTTAGTGTTTGAAAAGATACATGAAATCATATCCGAACATAATATCGATTTAGATGATCTAATCGTGTGATATTTATCATATAAACAAATACTATGGCATACTCAGATAAGGTCTTAGATCACTACTCAAACCCTAAAAATGTAGGAACATTGGACAAATCTAAATCAAATGTTGGTACTGGATTAGTCGGTGCTCCTGAATGTGGTGATGTAATGAGATTACAAATAGAGGTGGTCGATGATATCATTGTTGACGCTAAATTTAAAACTTTTGGATGTGGTTCAGCTATCGCATCTTCTTCAGTTGCAACCGAATGGTTGAAAGGTAAGAGTTTAGATGAGGCGGTGACAATTGATAATATGGATTTGGTAGAGGAGTTAAATCTTCCTCCAGTTAAAATACATTGTTCAGTATTGGCGGAAGATGCTATCAAATCAGCAATAAACGATTATAGAAAAAAACAAGGATTAGAGGAAATAATCTTTGAGGAAACTCACATTTAATGGTAACAGTATCAGAAAAAGCGGCAATTAAATTAAATTCACTTATTGAAGAAAGTGGGTTTCAAACTCCCTTTGTTAGAGTGGCGGTTAAAGGTGGTGGATGTAGTGGGTTGTCATATGACCTTTCATTTGATACCGAGCAACAAACAGGTGATACTCTTGCAGAAGATAAGGGAGTACAAATATTAATAGATATGAAATCTTTATTATATCTTTATGGTACCGAATTAGATTTTTCAGACGGATTAAATGGTAAGGGTTTTCAGTTTATTAACCCAAATGCATCTCGTACTTGTGGATGTGGGGAAAGTTTCGCCCTTTAATTTTTTTATGTGAATAATTTTTTGTATATTTTATATATAAATTTTATTCATGGTTACAGAAGAAGAAATTATTGAACATGTAAAAAGTTTATCTTACC